CGCGACATCCGCATCCGCCGGAAAAAACACAAGCGCAAAAACACCTCGACGCGGGGTGGAGCAGCCCGGTAGCTCGTCAGGCTCATAACCTGAAGGTCGCAGGTTCAAATCCTGCCCCCGCAACCAAAATTATGGCGCTAGGTCAAAGACTTAGCGCCATTTTGCTTTTCGGACCCGTGTTGCAAACGAACGCAACGCGAACCAGAAAGATTCCAAACACTTACAGGCATTCCCGATTCTTCCGTGCGACACCGATGCGACACGGGCAACGTTGATGTTCGCTCTGTGTTCGCGCTGCTTCGCACGTTTACGCCGCCGCTTCCGTCGCCACCCCGTCCAGCCGCACGCGCACCGTGGTAATCCCGTTGCCGGCGGCCTCGGTGGCGATGCCGACCGGGTAGAGCCCGGTGCCCGGCAGGTCGATCCGGTTCTCCGTGGCGTCCCAGGCGACGCGCGCACCTTGTGCGATCACCGCAGTGGGGTTCTTCGGCAGGACATAGACGCCGCGCGTGGCGATCTCGACTGCTTCGCTCTCGGCGGCGGTGAATGCGGCGACGCCGAACAGGCTCTCGACGATGACGCCATCGCCCGAGGCGACGCCGCCCGTCGGGGCGGTCACGGTGATCACGTCGCCGTTCTGGATGAAGGTCTTCATGGCTCAGACTCCTTTCGAGGATACAATGCGGACGACGGCGACGCGGCTGCCGCCGGCGGCCGCGATCTTGCGGTCGAGGTCGGCGAGCGCCGCCGCCATCTCGCCGTCGGTGGCGTAGGTGACGCGCTTGCCGTCGTACTCGACGGTGCGCACGCCGCGATAGCGAGCGGCCATCAGGGCGTCGCGCCAGGCGGTGAACTGGCCGAGGTCCGTCATCACGCACCGGGGTTCATGAACCAGCCGCGGTGGTCGACGAAGCCGGCGCCGAAATCGAGGATTACGCGGATTTCGACGCCATCGACGTCCCAGCCGGAGCGGCTCTCGACCTGCGGGCCTTCATTGCCGGACAGGTAAGCGAACTCCAGCCCGTCGATCTCGCCCGGATCAGCCGTGACGTACCAGCGCGTGGCGCTCGAAAGACGCGGCTCGACCACCAGCGACAGCGATCCCGAGAACGGGTTCACGTCGGCCGCCTTGGCGGGCGCCACGGTCGCCAGCCACTTCTCTGCATCGGTTTCCAGTGTGGGTGGCACCAGCAGGTTCTTGGGCGTGACGCGGATCGTGCGATCCTCGATGCCCTTCTGGGTGCGGAGCGCCAGACGCGCCGCCGACAGCGTCGTGTCGGAGATCGCCGCACCCGAGCCCGCCTTGTTGCCATGGTCGGCATGGAACAGAGTCTTGTTGTCGGAGAGCTTCGGGCCGTTGCCGGTATTGGCCTCGAGCAGGTCCACCAGGATGCGGGCTTCGGTCTCGGCCGCGCCCTGGCCCATGCGGCGGGCAAGGTCAGAGAAGGCGCCGAGGTCGTCGTTGACCAGCACCTGCCGGGTGATGCCGATCTTGCGGGCCCAGGTCTCGACCTTGTAGGCCTCGCGGGCTTCCGCCATCGTGCCGGCCTTGATCTCGCCGTGCTCGTTGAGCTTCTCCAACAGCGGCGCCTCGCCCAGCATGATCTTGTTCACCGCCCGGAAATCCCGCGCCGTGGTCTGGCGACCGAGGCGGCGGACGCCGGCCGGTGCTGCCTGATAGGCGTCGCGCAGGACGCGCCCCACCGTGTCGCCGAGGATGATGGGGAAGTCGGACGTGGTGTGGAGGGCGCGGGTGACGATGCTCGCCGGCGACAGGCCCATGGTGCTCTCGCCGCGCAGCGTCAGCAGCTCCTTCGCCATATCGACCGGCGTCGCATAGGCGTAGCGCCGTGCGGGCTCGGTGAGTTCGTGGCGCGGATTGATGCGGGCGTAGAGCGCTTCGCCCATCTGGCGGGCGCGCAATGCCGGCTCGTCCTGACTCTCGCCCATCTCGACGCGCACCTGCTCGGCGCGGATCGTGGGCGAGGAACGACGGGCCAGCGCCTCGAAGGCGGCGCGACGGGCGGTGTCGGCATCCGCCTCGGCGTCGATCTGGCTGTCGATCCACGCCTGGTCGAGTCCGGCGATGCGGGCGATGGAGCGAATCTCGGCATTGACGGCGGCGCGGGTCTGCGTCTCCGTCGCGGGCGGCGTGTCGGCCGCCCCGGTGTCGGTATCGGTCATGTCGTTCTCCATGCGTATCTTGGCGCCGGGGTCGGCGGGTGTCGGCACCAGGGAAATCTCGTGCGGTGTCCAGCGCACGGCCGTCAGCACGCGCGCGCCGTTCTCTGTCGTCTCGGCCCATTCCTCGACCGCGTAGCCGACCGAGACATGGCGCAGGATGCCTGCCAGCACGTCCTGCCAGACCGGCTCCACCTCAGGCCGCGCGGAGAACTGGATCAGTGCCGTGCCGCGCCTGCCATCGACGGCTGCCTCGCGCACCGAGCCGAGCACGTCGCGCACGGCCGACTGGCGGTGGGCATCGAGCACGGAGGCGCCCTTGAGCCGAGACAGATCGACGGCGGTGGCATCGAGGCTGAGCCGCTCGATGTATTCGCCCGCCATGTCGCGGCGACGCACCGGTGCGCCCGTCGACCAGATGACCTCGACGGTCCGGGCTTGCGCGTCGGCGGTGGCGGGCGCGAGATCGGCGCGGCGGGTCAGGAGCGTGATCGTCTCAGGCATTGACCGCCTCCGTCGTGATGCGCTTCACGCGAGAAAAGTCGAGCCCGAGGGACGTGGCGCGCTCCTGGTCGGCGGCGATCTCCGCATCGACCTGCTCGGCGTCATAGCCGCGCTCGGAGATCGCCTGGCTGCGGCTCTTGAGACCTGCCTCGATGGCGAGAATCTCGGCTTCGACGTCCTTCTTGGGATCGACGTAGTCGAACTTGGGCGGCAGCCATTCGCAGCCGAGATATGCCGCCGGATCGCGGTCGAAGTCCCGCGCCGGCAGCTCACCCGCGAGCACCGCCAACCGCACGAAGCGCTCCCACACCGGGCGGCAGAACAGGTGGACGACGACATTGTACTGGAGCTGCTCGACACGGCGGCGAAACTCGATCAGCCCAGCGCGGATCGAGGAATAGGTGACGCCTTCGAGATCGCCCGAGACCAGCTCGTAGGGCAGACCCAGCCCGGCGGCGACGGCGCGCAGATGGTTCTTCACGAAGGGCGCATAGGCGTCGTGCTCGGTCGGGTTCGAGAAGCGGATGTCGGCGCCGGGCGGCAGCGGGATCAGGCTGCCGGGCTCCATGCCGACCTGCAGCGCGCCGCCCGTGTTTGTGCCCGAGAGCCCGCCCACCGTGCCGTCGGGGTCGGTGATGAAGCCGGTGAACAGCGCCGCGACCTTGGCCTTCACCAGCGCGGCGTCCTCGAACTGGTCGAGCTCGTGCAGCCTAAGCAGCACCGGCGCAAGCCAGGTGATGCCGCGCAGCTGGCCTGCGGCGAGCGGCTTGAACAGATGGATGCAATCGGCGGCGGGAACGCGCACGGGGTCCATGCGGAGCGGACCGAAGGGGTCGCCGGGTCGGGAGGAGCGGACCCAATAGGCGACGCGACGGCCGGCCGAGTCGAACTCGATGCCGGCGCGGATGCGCGCCCCGCCGCCGATCTCGCGGTGCAGGTCCATGGGAACCTGCTCGCGATCCAGAAGCTCGATGTGAAGGGGAATGGTGGTGGCGTCAGTGGCCACCCGCAGCCGGGCGAAGCTCTCGCCGCTCTCGACCATGGCCCGGACGGCCATGGCCTGCAGCCCGTAGAAATCGGCAAGCCCGGCCGGATCGGCATGGTCCGTCCAGCGCAGCCACAGCGCCTGCAGCCGCTCGCGTACCGCCCGGTCTGGATGCGTTGACTGCGGCTTGATGCCAGCGCCGACCACATTGCCGACCAGGCTGTCGACTGCCGCCGCCACCCACGGATTGTTGCGGGCATACCATCCGGCCCGCCGCGCGGCCGTGGTTGCGCCCGCCAGGATCGCGGCGTTCAGGCCATCGACGGTCTTGGCGCTCTCCCAGCGACGGCCGCCGCCCGCCGCATCGAAGGCGCGCGTCTTGGCGATCCCGAAAAGGCGTTGGACAAGGCTCCGCATGCCGCCGATTCTCGCGCGGCAGCAAGCCTCAAGCTATTGGGAACGTTTGGGAGTATTCCAGAACGTTCGGAAGATTCTTGTCAATTCCAGCTCGCAGAGAGTACTTCTGCCTGCTCCAGCACTGTTTGCGTGGCCTTTTCTTGTTTGTCTGGTGGATACCCGTACTTTCGGAGGATGCGCTTAACCATCACACGAAGCTGAGCCCGAACGTTCTCTCGGAGCGTCCAATCTATAGTGACATTGTTTCGAACAGCATTCATGAGTTCGCTAGCTATTATCCGCAGAGTTTCGTCTCCCAGCACCTTGACGGCACTGTCGTTGGTCTCCAACGCATCGTAGAATGCGAGTTCATCCTCCGATAGGCCAAGCTCCTCACCCCGCGCATTGGCGGCGCGCATGTCCTTGGCTAGCTGGATCAGCTCTTCGATCACTTGCGCCGCTTCTATGGCTCGGTTTTGGTAGCGACGGATCGAGTGCTCCAACAACTCGGCGAAGGAACGCGCTTGAACGATATTCTTGCGCCGCCGAGTCTTGATCTCGCCCTGCAGAAGCTTCTGCAGAAGCTCCACTGCCAGATTCCGTTGCGGCATCCCCCGCACTTCGGAAAGGAACTCATCGGAGAGGATGGAGATGTCGGGCTTCTCGAGCCCGGCCGCAGCAAAAATATCGGTCACACCCTCCGGCGCGACCGCACGGGAAATGATCTGACGGACAGCGTGATTGAGCTCCTCTTCGGGCCGAGCATCGCCCGGCGCGCGCTTGGCAAGTGCAGCCTGCACAGCTTGGAAGAATGCGACATCGTCCCGAATCCGCAGCGCCTCTTCATGGGGGACGGCGAGCGAAAAGGCTTGCGAGAGCTCGCGCACCGCACGCAGGCACCGCTCCTTGCCGTTTTCCTGAACGAGGATGTGTTCTTGCGCGGCGGGCAAGAGGCTGAGCCGTTCCTGCGGCGTCCCGGTTGTCCATTTTGTGCGGTCGAAGCCGTGGAACAGGGCGCAGCAGACCTCATACTTCTCCTGCATCACGGCAACCGCTTCCTCTTGATCGAGTGCCGTCCGTCCGCGACCACCGCTTTCCGTGTAGGTGGCGAGCGCCTGCTTCAACTCATGCGCCAAGCCGAGGTAGTCCACGACCAGCCCACCCGGCTTGTCACGGAAAACGCGATTGACGCGCGCGATGGCCTGCATCAGGCCATGTCCACGCATCGGCTTATCGATATACATCGTATGAAGACTTGGCGCGTCGAAACCGGTCAGCCACATGTCGCGGACGATCACAATCTGAAAGGGATCGCCGGGGTCGCGGAAACGCTTGGCGAGTGTCTCGCGTCGCATCTTGTTCCGAATGTGAGATTGCCATTCGACGGGGTCGCCAGCCGAGCCAGTCATGACGACCTTCAACGCACCCTTCTCATCCTCCTCATGGTGCCAAGCGGGCCGCAGACGGACAATTTCGTTGTAGAGCTCGACACAGATGCGCCGGCTCATGCAAACGATCATGGCCTTGCCGTCGAGCGCCTCAAGTCGCTTCTCGAAGTGATCGACGATATCTTGTGCAATAAGCTTGAGGCGTTTCTCGGCACCGACGATTGCTTCGAGCTGTGCCCACTTGGTCTTGAGCTTTTCCTTCCGCTCGATCTCCTCGCCTTCGGTCACCTCCTCAAACTCGGGATCGATGCGCGGACGTTCGGCGTCGTCGAGGGCGATCTTGGCAAGCCGGCTCTCGTAGTAGATTGGCACCGTCGCGCCGTCGTCGACTGCGCGCTGGATGTCGTAGATGCTGATGTAATCGCCGAAAACCGCGCGCGTGTTGGCGTCCTTGAGCTCAATCGGCGTCCCCGTGAAGCCGATGAAGGAGGCATGGGGAAGCGCATCGCGCATATGTCGGGCGAAGCCATCGATGAAATCGTACTGGCTCCGATGCGCCTCGTCGGCGATGACTACGATGTTGCGGCGTTCCGAAAGCGTCGGGTGGCGGTCGCCCTTTTCCTCGGGAAAGAACTTGTGGATCGTTGTGAACACGACGCCGCCCGACTCCACCGATAGAAGCTCACGCAGATGCGCCCGGCTTTCCGCCTGCACAGGCGGTTGACGCAAAAGGTCCTGGCAGCGCGCGAAGGTGCCGAAGAGTTGGTCGTCGAGATCGTTTCGGTCGGTCAGCACCACGATGGTAGGGTTCCCCATCGCGGGCTCGCGAATGATGCGGCCTGCATAGAACGCCATGGTCAGGCTCTTGCCCGACCCCTGCGTGTGCCAGACAACGCCGATACGCCGATCGCCAGGCTTGCCGCCCGCCGGATGGCCTGATTGATAGTGTCCCGGCTCCTCGGCAAGTCCAGCGGGTTGCGCGGCCCGCATCGCAGCGGCGCGCAGTGTCTGCTCGACTGCTACTTGCACGGCGTGGAACTGATGATAGCCCGCGATCTTCTTCACGATGCGCGCGCCGCCATCGTCCTCGAACACAATGAAGTCGCGCACCAGATCGAGGAAGCGCCGCGGCGCAAACACGCCTTCGATCACCACCTGGATCTCGGGCAGATGGGGATCGGCGACCGTCTCGCCCGTGATGGTGCGCCACGGCTTGAACCACTCGCGCCCTGCGCCGACGGCGCCGACGCGCGCCTCGGTGCCGTCCGAAACAACGAGCACGGCGTTCGTCAGGAAAAGCGTTGGGATCTCGGCCTGGTAGGTTTCGAGCTGGGCAAGCGCGGTCCAGATGGTGGCGTCCTCGTCGGCCGCGTTTTTGAGCTCGATCACGGCGAGAGGCAGGCCGTTGACGAATAGAACGATATCGGGCCGACGGCTGTGCTGGTTTTCCGAAACGCTGAACTGGTTGACGGCGAGAAGATCGTTTCCAAGCGGATCGTCGAAATCGATCACGCGTGCTTGTGCGCCTCGTATCGAACCGTCGGCGTCTCGGTATTCCACCGTCACCCCATCGACAAGCAACCGATGCAGCGCGCGGTTACGGATGATGAGATCGACGCCTTCAGGGCGCGTGAGCTTGCGGAAGGCATCGTCAAGTGCCTCCGGTGGCAATGCTGGATTCAAGCGCGCAAGGCCGTCGCGGAGCCGGCGTTCGAGGATAACCTCGCGATAGTCTGATCGCTCCGCCCCGGGCTCTCCGGGCGCAATATCGGAGCCATGGCTAACCTGCCAACCGGCACTTTCGAGCCAAGCCAGCGCTGCTTGTTCAACGACTGTTTCAGTGACGCCGCGATCGTTCATGGTGCCGCCTCCACCGCTTGATCCGGCGCGCCGTCATCGTCGTTTTCCCCTGCGGTTTCGAACTCGGCGAGGTACACCCGGTAGCTCTCCGGTTCCAGCGTGAACAAGATCTCGCTTGGGCGGAACTCGCTGTCAAAAACCCGGATCATTCCGTGAGCGTCATCGACATGGTCGTTGAACTCCGGATGGTCGCCATAGGCCAAAGCGCGCGCGGTGGGTGTCCGGTCCTGCCGATGTACACGGTGGAGAAAACCCACGATGGCGTCCGCTGCTTCGGCCGCCAGCAAAGCCTGGACGGCTTCCATAGGCGGGCGCGGATTGCCTGAACCGTGCGAGGCGAAACCGCACTGGTTTCGCAACTCGCAGATGCCCTGGATGGCCGTGTTCAGCCCCGCCAAGGTCTGCGCAAGGCTTCTGCGCACCTCGGCAGCATCGCTGGCAGTCGGAGGAAGGAAAGGAAGGTGCTGCGTTGCAATCCTAAACAGCCTCGGTAGATCATCCGCCTCGGAATGCGCTACGGCACGCTCGCCTAAGACGGCTCGGCAAGTGCTTTCGATTAAGGTCTTCGCGAGGTCGAAGGCGAGACCAGGGTTCTCCACCACGGCACGCTCGATGCCTTCGACCTGTTGAGCGATGTGCGCCAGGCCGCTCGCCATCGCTTCGCGGGCGCCATGCATGACGAAGGGAGTGGGCGCGTCTTCGGCCATCAGAGCGCCCTTTCGAGAAACTTCTTGGCGTCCTTCACCCGCAGTTCGCCGGAGATAAGCTTGGGCAACAGCGTGTCGCGGAGGGCGGCGAGGGTGCGTTCTTCTTCACGTGCAATTCTGATTCGACTGCGAAGATTTCTCGCAATCTGATCGAACTCCTTAACCACAGCACCGTCTGGTATTACGACTTCAAGGCGATAAACGTTGCTTCGATTGAGACCAGGAACGGCGGCATCCGTGTTCATGCCTTGCAGTCCCTGCGTCTCAAGCAGGTAAAAGCAGAAAGTCAGAGCCAGCCTCGGAACGACGTAGAAGACAGTGTCGATAGGAAAACAGGGGTCGTCCTCCCAATAGATGGTGCCGACGCTCCCTTTCCGACCGACGATAATTGCTGGTCCCCCCACCAGTGCGCTGTCGTGGTACCCATTGATCCCGCCGGAGCCATAAACCGGGAACGGGCCGGGCCGCCGATCCGTGGCCTTGAGCGCCTTACCGTAGGCAAGCTCAAGCACATCGGCCACCGTGCCCCACTGCCACCCCTCTGGGATTTCATCTTCCTCGGTCTCGACGAGTCGGTCAGGAAACAGATCGGCGATCCGTGGCGGCAGGCCGGGGTCGCGGCCTTCTTGCTTTGCCCGCACGGGCTCGAAATCGACGAACCAAGCCTTGAAAAGGGCGCGCGCCATGGCCTCCAGCGTCGCTGCCATCTTCCGGTTCAGCTCGATCTTGTCGTCCAGCGTGCCGAGGATGTGCGCGATGGCGCGTTGTTCTGCGGAATCGGGGACTGCTACGACTATGGTCTCAAGGTCACGCTTCGTGACGTGGCCTAGACCCGTTGTCTGCTTGTTCCGAGCGATGCCAATAAAATTAGGTTTCAGATAGCGTAGAAGATAGAAGAAGAACGTCGCGTCAATCCCCTCCCGCGGCGTCACCTTAAATACGTGCTGATTGAGCCATCCCTCAGGTCCGCGCCACCAGAAGGCATCAATTGAAGTCTCCGGTTGCCCAGACCAGGAGAACAGGAGATCTCCAGATCGCACAAGAACGCTCTCATCGAATGTCTGCTCTGTGAATTTGGTTTGCTCGCTAATCCCTCTCTTGATCTCAGCAATCTTGATCACAGGTCGCCCGCTAGCGGAGAACTGGATATCTCTAAACGCAATGCCGTTGACCCATTGCGCAAGCGGATACAGTGGGGAACGCTGCCAATCTTGGGGAAAGACTGGGCGAAAGAGCCATCCACGATCTACTTCCAGAGCTTGGCTTTCACCTGCCATACCCCAGCTCCTTCAAGTTGGCGGCGATGGCGGCGTCGAGCTTCGCGGCCTCAGCCTGTTGCGCGCGGAGCTCCGTGACAAGGCGTGCCATTTTCTCTGCAAACGGCTCGCCGTCGTCTTCCTGTGCCTCGGCGCCAACATAGCGGCCCGGGGTGAGCGCGTGGCCGTGCTTGCGGATTTCGTCGAGGCTCGCCGCCTTGCAGAAGCCGGGAATGTCTTCATAGACCGTGCGGCCGTCCACCGCCTCCGGCGGCACATCCTTCTCGCCGCGCCACAGGTGATACATGCCGGCGATCTTGGCGATGTCGGCACCGGTCAGTTCGCGATGGGTCCGGTCCACCATGCGGCCCATCTTGCGCGCGTCGATGAACAGCACATGGCCTCGCCGGTCGCGGAAGCGATGGTTCTTCTTGTCGCGCGCCAAGAACCACAAACAAGCCGGTATTTGCGTTGAGTAGAAGAGCTGGCCCGGTAGCGCCACCATGCAGTCGACGAGATCGGCCTCGACGATGTTCTTGCGGATTTCCCCTTCGCCGGACTGGTTCGACGACATGGAGCCGTTGGCGAGCACGAAGCCCGCCGTGCCGGTTGGCGCCAGATGGTGGATGATGTGCTGCACCCAGGCGAAGTTGGCGTTGCCGGCGGGCGGCACGCCATATTGCCAGCGCTTGTCGCCCCTCAGCCTGTCGCCGCCCCAATCGCTCACATTGAAGGGCGGATTCGCGAGGATGAAATCCGCCTTGAGATCGGGAAAGCGGTCGTTGTGGAACGTGTCGCCATGCGCGATCTGGCCGTCGATGCCGCGGATGGCGAGGTTCATCTTCGCGAGCCGCCATGTGGTGTAGTTCGACTCCTGGCCATAGATCGAGATGTCGGCCTTGGCTTTGCCGCCGTTGCCATTGCCGTTGGCGTGCGCGCGGATGAATTCCATCGACTGCACGAACATGCCGGACGAGCCGCAGCAGGGGTCGTAGACGCGCCCCTTGTAGGGCTCCAGCATCTCGACGAGCAGCTTGACGACGCAGCGCGGCGTGTAGAATTCGCCGCCCTTCTTGCCTTCGGCGCTCGCGAACTGCGACAGAAAATATTCGTAAACGCGTCCCAACACATCCTTAGCGCGAGCTTCTTCATCGCCAATCTTGATGTTGCTGATCAGATCGATGAGCTGGCCGAGGCGCGCTTTGTCCAACGCCGGCCGCGCGTAGTCCTTGGGCAGAACACCTTTAAGGGCTGGGTTGTCACGCTCGATGCCAGCCATGGCATCGTCAATCAGCCGACCGATCGTCGGCTGACGCGCCTGCGCCTTGAGATGCGCCCAGCGGGCCTCCGGCGGCACCCAGAAAACGTTCTGGGCGCGGTACTCGTCAGGGTCTTCTGGATCGGCGCCTTGCGCGCGTTCGGCCTCGAGTCTTGCGTGCATCTCCTCGAAGGCATCGGAAATGTACTTCAAGAAGATCAGCCCCAGGACGACGTGCTTGTATTCCGCAGCGTCCATGCTGCCGCGCAGCGCATCGGCCATCTTCCACAGCTGGGCCTCATAGCCCACTGTCGCGCCGTTGTTTGCTTCTGCGGTTGCGTTCTCCGCCGTTTTCCGTGGCCGCCCGCGCGCCATGCCTACCCCCTCGTTTTCTTCTTACCCGGCGCCATCGCCTTGTCGACGATAGTCTTGATGCGCTCGAACTCCTCGAACGCGAGGACCACCACGACGGGACGGCCATGCTTTTCGACGACCACGGGCTCCGCGCGCGCGGTGTCAATAAGCCGGCCGAACTGATGCTTGGCCTCCCGGGCCGACATGGCCTTCATGCACCGCCCCCTTGGTTGGGAACATAATGGACAAAATGATCACGTTCGGTCAATCGGCTTTGGTCCCATCCACGCCGACCGGATGACCGGCGCGTTGGCGGGCTTCGCCACGGGCGCCGCGCCCTTGCGCCCTGCTGCCATCGCGGCATCGGCTTCCTCGTTGAGCCTGAGCCCCATGCTGATCAGGCCGTGCAGGGCGGTGTGGGCGTAGACGAAGGTGTCGAGGGCCTCGTTGCGTTCGCCGTCGCGTTTGGGCTGCCAGGAGCGAAGCGGCCGACCGCGCTCGAAGCGGGTGACGACCCGCTCGGCGGTGAGCTGCCGGAAATACTCCGCATCCAGCCGGCGGGGGAAGTGGATCGCGCCGGGGCCGGGTTCGGTGAGGCGCAGGCGGGCGTAGACGGCGTCCTTCACCGCATCCACGCCGACGATGAAGAGCGGGATCTTGCCCTTGTTGGAGCGGGTGGGCCGGCGCGGCCAGACGGGTACGCCGGCGCCGCCCCGGCCTTTGATCGCCCAGACGCGGCGGGCGAGGCGGGTGCGGCAGAACTCGTAGGCCATCTTGGTGTGGTTGCCACCGGTGTCGACGCAGACGGCGCGAACCGGCAGATCGGGTACGGCGTGCGGGTGCTCGAAGGTCGCGCGGAGATAATGATCGAGGTCGGACCAGAGGCGCGGGCCTGAGGGATCGCCCCAGAGCACGCGGTAGTCGATCACCCATGCTTCCTCGTCGCGGCCCCAGCCGACCACCTGCACCTCGATGCGGTCGCCCTGCACATCGACGCCGGCGGTGAGCACGGCGACGCCGGCGGGTAGGTCCTCGCCCCAGTCCTCGCGCCGGGCCATGAGCGGATCGGCGGGCACGGTGTCACCGGCCTGGTCCTCCCAGGACTCGCCGAGCTTGGTGTTGACCCAGACCTGCAGGCGCGGCGGGTCCTTCATGACGCGGCCATGCTCGATGGCGATCTCGGCCCAGGTCTCCCACGGGGAATAGAGTGCCGAGAGATGGAAGCCGGCGGTGCGGCCGTCGCCTCGCGCCGTCGCGCGCCATTGGCCGGTTTCGAGGAGGCGCGGCTTGTCGTGCTCGTGGTGGACGCCACCGCAGGCCTCGCAGACGAGATGCGCCTGGTCGCGCCGTCCGTCGGGCCAGCGGATGCGCGCCCAGGTGATCGGCGCCATGTCGCCGCAGGCGAGGCACGGCACGTGGAAATACCGCTGATCGGATTCGGCGAACGCCGCTTCGATGCGTGAATAGCCCTTCAAGGTCGGCGTCGAGACCATGTAGATCTTGCGCCGCCCGCGGAAGGTGGCGGTGCGCTGGATGGCAAGGTCGACGGGATCGCCCTCGCCATCGGCGTCGCCCGGATAGCCGTCCACCTCGTCGAGGAAGAGATAGCGCACCGGCGTCGAGCGCAGGCCTACGGGTGAGTTGGCCCCGGTCATCACCAGCTGGCCGCCGGGGAAGGATTTGCGGAACAGGCTGTTGCCGGCATCGCGCGAGCGGGGCGGCGCGACGAGATCGCGAAGCGCGGGCGTCGCCTCGATCAGCGGGTCGATGCGCACGGTGGTGTTCCGGCGCACCATGTCGAGGGAGGGCTGCACCATCATGACGATGCCGGGCGCGTTCTGGATGATGTAGCCGAGCCAATTCAGACCCGCCTCGGTGCCGCCGGTCTGCGCGCCCTTCATCAGCACCACGCGCTCGTAGGGGCACGATGCGGAGAGCGCGTCCATGACGGCGCGAAGATAAGGCGTGCGCGCGGTGCGCCAGCGGCCGGGCTCGGCCGAGGTGGTGGGCAGCACACGGTGCCGGTCGGCCCATTCCGACACGGTGATCGGCGGCTCGGGCCGGATGCCGCGCCGCCAGGCGTCGTCGGCCTCAACCAGCATCGCGCAGCTCCCCGAGCGGCGTGTCGGCCAGATGTTCGAGATGTTCGCGCATCAGCCGGTCGAGCACGGCGAAGGTCGCCTGCGGGTCCGCTCCCGTCTCGGCGGCGATCAGCGGGGCAGCACGCTGCACCCAGGCCATGTGGGCGTCGCGCTCGGCCCGCGCCCGGGCGAAGATGGTGGCGGTCGCCGCGCCCGCGTCGATCAGCGAGGCGCGTTCCTTGTCGTAGGCGAGCCGGGCGCGTTGGACCTGGACCAGCATCAGCATGCGCCGCACCTCGGCAACCGAGGGCGTGCTGGCGCCGGTGCTCACCGTGCCACCCTTGCCGCGCCGGGAGGGGTCGAGATTGCGCTCCATCCAGGCGAGCCCGGCGCCCACGTCGATCATGCCATCGGCGCGCACCGGCAGGCCGTCGGCGACCAGCTGTGAGATGCGGCCCTTGGTCAGGCCGACGCGGGCGGCGAACTCGGTCTTGGTCTCGGCGCGGTCGAGTTTAGGCATGATGCGCCCTCGCGCTGGAGACGCATCGCGCCATTGCCCGCGGCATACGGATCGGCCCAACAGGAACCAAGCCGATGCCGGATCGTGCCGAAGATTCCCGGCTCGACTGGCACGGCGCTTGCCGCGAGGTCGCTTCCGAAACCTTCGTAACCTTCCTCCCATATCCGACGTACGCGCGTGCGCGCGTGCGGGCGATACGTCCGATAAGGACGGATCGTTTCGAAGGTTTCGGAACGAGGATTTCCAAGGGGTTGCGGTCAGGCGTCATTGAAGTCGGTCCCGGTGGCGGCGGCGCGCACGGTGAGGCGGATGCCCAGGAAGGCCTTGCGGCGGCTCACGGGGTGGCGCTCGCGGGCGAAGTGGCGGGCCTCGAGGTTCTGGCTGAAGCGGCGCACGGTGCCGGCGTATTCGCCCGTGGTGGCGCACCAGTCGCGCCAGGAGGCGAAGAGGTCCTGCACCTCCTCGATGGCGAACATGTCGCCCGTGGCGCAGCGTTCGTCGAGGAAGCGGCCGATGGCGTCCTCGTCGGCGAGGTACTCCTCGGTGGCGTCGAGCACGGCGGGCGGCGGGGCGAGACCGACGCGCTGCCATTCGAGGCAGCCTTCGATGGCCCAGGCGAGGATGCCGGGCCACTCGGCGACGAGCTTCTCGGGCAGGTTGGGATCCCGTTCGGCCTTGGGGATGGTGACGGTGAAGGGCACGAGGTTGAAGCGCCGGCGCACCGCCTCATCGACGTTGCGGAGCGACGGCTTGTGGTTGCCGGCGATGATCAGCTTGAAGGCCGGCTCGAAGGTGAAGAAGTCCTGGCGCATGAAGCGGGCCGAGATGGCGTCGCCGCCGGTCAGCGCCTTGATGCGGGACTCGGCCCAACGCTGGCCCTCCTCGGTCTCCTGCGCGATGACGGCGCGGGCGCCGCGCAGCATGGCGAGGTCGGTCGGGTGGCGCTCGGATTTGGAGGCGACGAAGGTCTCCATCGAGGCGATGCAGGAATAGTCGCCGAGGATCTTGTGCCAAGTGTTGAGAAAGACGCCCTTGCCATTGCCGCCGGTGCCGTAGAGAAAGAACAGCGCATGGTCGCGGATCGAGCCGGTGAGCGAGTAGCCGAGCATCCGGCGCGCAAAGCCGATGAGGTCGGCATCGCCCTTGAACACCCGGTCGAGGAAGGCGAGCCACATCGGGCAGTCACCGCCGGGCGCGACGGCGGTGATCTTGGTGATGAGGTCCTTCCGTTCGTGTGGGCGCAGCCTGCCGGTGCGGAGATCGACCGTGCCGCCCGGCGTGTTGAGAACCCAGGGATCGGCGTCCCAGTCCTCGGTGCGGGTGGCATGACGGCGATCGGCGCGGGCGAGCCCGACGATGGCGTTGACCGTCTTGGCGCTGGCGACGGTGGAGGCCAGCTTGGCGTTGCCGCCGCCCTCGCAGATCTCGGCCGAGGCGGCGCGCGCCACGGCGCGGGCGAGGTCGTAGGCCTCCAGCGTCTCGTCGGTGCGCCAGCGCTGCCCGTCCCACCTGAGCCAGCGGCCCCAGAGATGGACGTAGCGCATGTCGTCGGCGTGCTCGGCGGTGAAGCGGAGCGCCAGCGACTCGTCGGCATATTCGATGGGCCGGTCGACGGCCTCGGCGGGCGCATCCGGTTGCCGGCCGCGCTTCATCATCTCATCGAGCAGGTCGTGGACGTCAGCCATCGCCGCGCGCCTCCTGCCTGCGCGAGCGGTCGCGCCGCGCGATGCTGGCGACGGTGGCGACCACCTCGCCCTCGGGCAGCGGCGGGCTGCAGCGGGTGGCGTTGAAGGCGAGCATCAGGTCGAGGCAGACATGCGGGTCGACTCGCCGCCCGAGCAGGAGGCCCGACAGCTTGGCGATGGAGGCGTTGCGCTCGCCATTGACGGCGCCCTCGCGGGTCAGCGCCCGCCATTCCGTGGCCTTGCGCGCCCTGTCCGCCGGCCGGGATCCGAGGATGCGTTGCAAGAGCCAGTCCGGAGCATCTGCGAGCGGCACCTCCTCGGGATGATGGTCGACGGAGATGGCATAGGGGCGGCCGCAGATATGGCGCGAGGGTGGGGCGACGATAGCGCCGCCGTCGCCGCGCACGTCGATGCCGTGCCCAATGACGCCGGCGCTGTTGGGGACGGAATGGCCCGGATGGCGGAACAGGATGTGCTCGCCACCACCGCCGGTCAGGAAGCGCCAGGTGGCGGGCAGGGGACCGTGCTCGGCCTCGAGCGCCGCCAGGGCCTCGTCGCCGTCGTGGCGTGGATCGATGTCGAGCACGAGGATGCCGCTCACGGCACCCGTGGCGATGCCGACATTGAAGGCGGTACCGGTGAACCAGCGTTCGACGGTCTCGGGATCGGTGCTCGCGTCCTTGACGCCGTTCCTCACGAGGCGGCCGAAGGGATGCTTGGCCGGCTGGCCGCAATCCTCTCGGGCGCAGGAACAATGCCTCCGGCCGTCCCGCTCGTAGGGGAAATGCACCGGCAGCACGGCGAAGCCGAGGGCCAGATAGAGGCGGGCATGGGCGAGCACGTCGTCTGCCATGGGCTCACCTGTCGCGGGCCCATGCCGCGAAGGCGTCCCGGTCCATCTCGTCGGGGTCGTATTCGCGCCAGACCAGTCGCTCCGTGCCGGAATAGACGGCCGGCAGCAGGTGACGCGGATCGCGGCTGGCGGCGACGCTCAGATGGAGATGGCAGTCGAGCCGCGTGCGCAGCCGGTCGAGCGCGTCGATGGCCCTGGCGGCGTCGCCATGCAGCGAAGAGGTGGGCGCGCTGCGGCGCAGGAGCAGCATGAGCGAGCGGCGGCAGTCCTTCATGCGGTTGCCGATCTCCACATGATCGTCGGGCAGGACGAGCGGCAGGGTCCACCTCATCGGATGCCTTCCTGCCGCTCGATCCACTCGATCAGCGTCGACTTGCGGGCGCAGATCACGTTGCCGATGCGGAAGACCGGCATGCGCACCTTGGCGTCGGAGGCGTAGTAGTAGACCTTGCGCCGGTGCTTCGTGCTGCCGAACACGAAGGTCGCGATGGCGTCGGCGCCACGCAGCAGATCGTCGGCTATCGTCGGGCAAAGCTCTCCCGTGGCGGGCCGGGCCCGCATCTCCTCGTTCATCATGTCGAACTCCTCGCGGGCGATCAGCTGGCGCCGGCCGTCTTCAGCACCCGCTTCTCCACTTCGCTGAGATTGACCACCGCCATGGAGCGCACCTTCGGATCGGTGGCGATGGCGGCGAGGTCGCGGGCGCGCACGATCCGGCCATGCGTCGCCGGATTGGACGGGTCGTAGTAGAGCGCCCGCTTGCCCTCCTTGTCGGCAATGCCCGTTTCGTCCGGCCCCTGGCTCACCACCAGCAGGGCATCGTCGTCGGTGAAGGCATAGACGCTGTGCACATGCATCGAGGCGACGGTCGGCGTAAGGCCGATGCGTACCAGCTCGGCGAGCGCGCCCAGCACAACCGCATCCTCAACGGTGAATGCCCGCGCCTTGCCGCTCTCGGCCGGGTTCTTGGGTTTGAAGTGCCCGCGCGAGATCCACTGGTCGATCTGGGTGCGGCTCAGATCGGTCGCCTCGGCGAGCTGCTGGATGGTGAGGGTCGGGGTCATGGCGAATACCTTTGACGTTATGTCAGATGTATGGATATATGACCGCTGACGCACCGTCAATGGTATTCGTGCGCCGGCCCGAAACAGGCCTTGCCTGTGCGCCAAAATCGAGCGTCATGAACGAGTTGGAGGTGGAATGGCGACCATCCGGAAAAGAACGCTGCCCTCGGGTCTGGTGCGCTGGCAGGTCGATTTTACCGACCAGGCCGGCAAGCGCCGCTCGAAGCTGTTCCCGCGCCGGAAGGACGCCGACGTCTATCTGGTGAAGGTCCGCTCGCTGGTCGCCAACAACACCTATCTGGCCGACAGCGAGAGCATCACCGTGGCCGAGGCCGCGAAGAGCTGGCTCGAACACTGCGAGGTGCGCCAGAAGACCGGGCGGCGGATGGAGCGGGCGACGCTACGCGGCTACAGCGACTATGTGCGGCTGCACATCACGGACCCGAAGGTCGGCATCGGCGACAAGCTGATCGTCCAGCTGACCCGCCGTCATGTGAATGAGTTCCGCGACCGGCTGCTGATCAACGGGCGGTCCGAGCATCTGACCCGGCGCGCCCTGTCGGTCCTCAAGCTCATCCTCGACCACGCCATCGACAACGGCCAGCTCTTCACCAACGCCGCGCAGGGCGTGCGGGTGATCAAGTCGAGCCGCATCGACCAAATGGCGCCGGTGCCGTCGAAGGAGGCGATCCGTGCGCTGATCGAGGCGGCCGACGAGGACTTCAAGCCGCACCTGATCGTCTCGGCGTTGGGCGGGCTGCGCGCCTCCGAACTGCGCGGCCTGCGCTGGCAGGACGTCGACTTCGAGGCGGGGTTCATCCGCATCCGCCAGCGCGCCGACGCCTACAACGAGATCGGCGAGCCGAAGTCCAAGGCTGGGTTCCGGGACATCCCGGCCGGGCCGATGGTGCTGAACGCCCTGCGGCATTGGAAGCTGCGCTGCCCGAAAAGCGAACTCGGTCTCGTCTTCCCCGCGCCGCGCGGCGGCATCCTGCAGCACACCAACATCCAGAAGGTGTTCCGCAAGCTCTGCAAGGACGTCGGCGTGAAGATGCGTTGGCACGATCTGCGCCACTTCGCCGTGTCGCTCTGGATCGAGCAGGGGTTCTCGATCAAGGAGGTCATGACCTTCGCCGGCCACGCCTCGGTGCAGATGACCATGGAGCGCTACGGGCACCTGTTCCCGTCGCCCGACCATCAGAAGGCCATGGCGCAGGTCGAGGCGCGGCTGCTCGGTTGAGCGGATTCCCGATTGTTCCCAATGGCTTACGTCTGCTCCGTGCGACACGTCGCCGACGTCGCGAGCCTGAAAATCGGCTAAGCTACGGAAATCACAAAGGAAATCGGACCAACATGGTGGCCCTCATAACCTGAAGGTCGCAGGTTCAAATCCTGCCCCCGCAACCAAAATTCTCTAAGAAAATCAGCAAATTAGAAAGCCCGCCCCATGCCGGGCTTCGTCGTATTCGGGCGTCGTGCGCCACCTGTG